AAGTTCTGTCAGCGCACGCAGGCAGTCGCTGTTATTCACTTGTTCCTCTTTGGTTATATCGCCGTCGGTGAGTGCTCTTATCTGTGCGTTGGCGATTGTCAGGAAACTGACGTTCTCAGACTGTGCCTCGCCAACCGGCTTGAAGAAGTGCGGGAAAAGCCTGCCGAAGAAAGACTTGATGTAGCCGAACCAGAAGAACGTCGCCAGACGCTCCACGTCATCGGGCTGCATCGTGGCTGCACGACCCTTCTCATCACGATACATCACACATACCAGCTGGTCCAGGAACTTACTGTCTTTCGTTTTCAGGAACTGCTGATAGTACTGCTCCATATTGAGGTAGTCGATGAAAGGCACGTCCTTCAGTATGACATCGACCGCATGAAAGCCCTGGATGCACTCCAACCGTACACCCATGCTCTCATACGAATCGATGTAGTCGAACTGATGCATCAGACTCTGTATCTGCCAGGTCTGAATGTTAAAGTAGTGTTTCTTTCCCTTGCCGTCGTTGCGTATATAGCACCGTACGCCACCTGCCACCTTCATCACCACCTGAATGCCTGTGAAGCGCAGGAACATCAGCGTCTTCACCTCCTCCGGTGTGGAGAAACGGCTGAGCAGGAAGAACACATACCATAGTTGGTCCTGTGTGAGTTCCTGCCATGAGCGTGGCGCGTGGAGATCAAGCCCTTTATCCTTGGAATATGAACATCCCGGACTCCTTAGTATTCTCATAGCCTTTGAAATGATTGGTTTGATATGCCTCACTTTCCCTGTATGCTGAGAACACGTCAAGGTGAGCCTCGATATGGTTCATCAGTGAGGTGTAATATACTTTTTCCGCACGAGGATTGCCTGCAATATGCAGACCGATGATATTCAGGATCGTGGTGCAGGCAGTAGTCTCCTCTGCAGTCATGTTTCCAGATGTCACCTTCGTCAAAAGGCTGTCCATCTGCCCATTGCCGATTTTCGAGCGTAGTAATCCGTCAGCCTCCATGATGAGTGGCTGAGCCCTGCGCCAGTCGTTAATGGTGGGTGCTTCAACGCCAGCATATTCCGAAAGGTAATTGAAGTCGTAGAACAATGTCGGCACACACTGTTTGCGCTGACGCTGTGCTGCCCAGCCCTCGACGGAGAACAACTGCTCTATGACACGGCATTCGGAACGTTTCCGCTCAATGTCGAGTTGGCTCTTCAAGGCATCCACACGGGCTTTGCTTGCCGGTGTGAGGTCTTGGGTACTGACAACCCCGAAACCTGTTGCTGTCAGCACGAGGTCGAGACTGCGGAAGTGTGGAAGGAATGCGTTGTAGCACACCAACCGCTTTACGAAGCGTACAAGCATCACGTTCTGACCGTTATTGACGGCATTCATGCCAGCCTCGCCTAAGATCTTTTCTGCCACCTCATATTCTGCCGTGTCGATGTATGATTCTATCATCTCAAATACATCGTTGTTCTTGGTGGTGGCTACAGGGATGGCTTCCTCGAAGTCATTCCTCTTTATTTCCAGGTTCATTTTCTCCATCGGGATTCGGTTTTACGGTTTTCTTCTCTTTGTTCTCGTCGAGCGTGGTCAGTACAATCATGGGAACATCCACGTCGATATCCTTTTCCCACTTGTTGAAATAGAGCAGCACCTTGAATGGGTGCAGCAGCAAGTCGTGAAAGGCTGTCTCGCAGGCTTGCTTCAGCAGGAACAACTCACGTTTGTCCGACCCGCTGTTGTTCATCGACGACTTGCCGGGCGTGGCACCGACGAGGTTCGGGTGTACGTTGTCGCCATAGCAGATGCTGTTGGCTGCCTCCTGAACGTCGTCGCTCCAGTCGCCACCTTCCTTCTTTCCGCTCTCCACATCGTAGATGCGCACCATGCGCACCTCCTTACCACTGGCAGGCTCCACATAGTAGCCGGTTATCCACGTCTTTCCTATGTTCTCGTTGCCTGTGATAAACTCCTCGATGTTGTGCTTTTCCAACTTCACACGCTCCTTGCGCTTCTGCGGATCCGTGATGCCCTCCTGGTCGCAGAGATTGTCCCAATAGTCTTTATGCACCTCGACCTGAAAACGTGGCGGTGCGGAGTTGCGTATCTTCGCACGCTTGCCTTTGCCGATGAGTTCGTAGATGTCATACCATGCATCCTTGAAGATGGAAGCATAGAAAGGTATGGGGTAATACTGATAGCCTGGAGTGGGAAAACGTGTAAGGATGGCGAACTTACGGGCAAGGGTAGGCTTACGGCACACACCGGTCTTCGGGTCGGGCATCTGCCCCATGCGCACCATCAGGTCGCCCCATGGGTCTATCTCATCGAGCAGCGGCAGCACCTCCACGTCGTTATCATTATTGAGGTTACGCCAGTTGCCGTACAGCACATGCTCAATCCTGCCTTTGTCATTGGCTTTCTCGAAGCGGCAGTAGCAGCTCTCCTTGTGGCGCATCTGTACGATGTGGCAGCCCTCACGGTCCAGGATGACGCAGGTAATGGTGAAGAAGAAATACTTCATGTCCATCACCTGCTCCAGAAAGAAACGGGTGAGCGAGTTGCGGAACTGGAAAAGTTCCACCTCCTCGTTCTCTGTCTGTTGCTTGGTCTTACGGTCGAAGAACCGCACGCCCTGACCGTAACAAGTGAGCACATTGAAAAGTTTATTCTGGCTCATCACCATGTTCTCGCCCACCTTGGCGATAATGTCATACGGTAACTGGTCGTTGGCACCGAAAGGGATATACTGGTACTCCCTGCTACCGACCATGACGGTTTTGTAAGTGGTGATGCCGTTGTCATCGAAGATGGTACTGGAGTTCGTCGAGTACTCCGCATTGGCTGACGAGTGGTCGCTGAACCGTCCGGGCGTGAAGCCCACGCCACCTACGGCATACACTTCAAGGTCGCCACGGGTACCAACTTTCTGTAGTTCTGCTTTGCGTTTCATATTGATTACATATAGATTTCATGACCCATAAACTCAAAGATGCAACAGTCGCGTACCTCACGGATCTGTCGGTTCTGAGGATTGATAAGACGGTGGGTACCGCCTCGCCAGTGTCCGCTTTTGACGAGCCACCCCTTATACTCCACGATGTCGCCGGTGGACAGTTTCCAGCAGCGCAGGTTCACCAACTGCCCACGGATGGCAGCAATGTCGAGTTGCTTCTGCATCTCACTCTTATGGATAGGTTTCAGGTGCTGCATATCAGTTGAATGTATTGTCAAAGGTGTTATCGAATATTCGTCCGGCACGTCTGAGGTCCACGACGTTCTGGTTGCGCTGCGCATACTGGTAAGAGAACGTGAAGCGTGTCAACTCGTCATCATCGTTGCTCACCTCGCTCTTGGAGTCTGTCAAGAGCACCTCCTTGCCGATGGTAGGCTGTCCGTTGTAGATGTTCACGACGCGCACATATTCAGAGCGGAACAGGTCATCGAGCCAGTTCTGCATCGCCACGTTCAGAACACCGCTGTCTGCCTTGAACGTGCGAGTCTCCTCAATGAGGTAGTTCTTCTGAATGCCCTCGAAGTAGGTCTGAGTGCGTTTATACGACGGGCTGACCTTATGGGTACCGGTGCAATACACCAGTTCCTCACAGCCGAAGGAGTTCACGAAAATCAGGATAGGCGCACAGTCGGGCTGCTCCAGGTCTATGACAAACTCCTGATAACGCTGTCCGGCTCGTGCCGTGAAGCCCACCAGCGTCTTTCCCTCCAGCTCGAAACGGTCTGGTGACACGTCAATGGTGCTGTAGTTGTTGTTACCCTGCACTCTGGGCGGTGTGAACGTGGCGGTGGTGCCGTCGGAGTACTCCGCTGTCACACTTGCCGCATCGGTACCGATGTAGTGAAGGAACTCCAGCCGTCCGAGCGAGGTAATCTTCTGTCCGAGCAGGATGCTCAGGAAATGGTTCTCACAGAACGTGGCAGCGTCAGTGTCAAAGTCGGCAGCGCAGTAGATCACCTGAGCGGTAAGCGTCTGACTGCCTCCAGTACCCGTCTCCACGTTCTCACGGATAGTGATACCCAGCGTTACCACCAGCTGCTGGCGGGCATACGGAGTTACGAGATTGGAGAGGTCACGGAGCGACACCTTGCCGCTGATGGGGAACAGGGTCTCGTTGTATATCTGCTGACCGCCACAGGTCATGCTGACACCTGCGCTCACTCCAGATATGGTGAACTCCACGTCGGGAATGGTCGAGGAGAAGTACTTGCCGGATATGCTCTTGGTTATGTTCAGTGCCATTGCGATATTGTTTATTGCAAAGGTACGGCACACCTATATATAATAAAAATACGGTGGACCGACACAAAGTTCAGTCCACCGTTCCTGCAAGTACCGAGGTACCATTCCTACGCTAATTATCTCTTCATCTCAGTCTGAACATCTGCCAGATGGGAGTGCCGTCATCATCCTGCATCAGCATATACTCATGGTGCAGCATGTAATCGACAATCACTACATCCTCAATCTTCAGCGTTGGCAGGAGGTCATCCTGTATCTGAAGTGTGGTCTTGCGCTCTTCCACCATTACCCCAGTCATATTACCGCCTGACGGCTGACGAGTTGAGAAATAGGCATCAAGCACAGCCTGTTCAGTCTTGGTTGCTTTAAGTTTCTGATCATCCTGGCTCATTGCGCGTCCTCCTTTCTCACTTCCTCAAGTATTCCAGTAAACTCACGTACCAGCCCTCGATAGGCTTTCACATAGTCGATAGTCTGCTCTGCGCTGTCGCACACGTCATTGTCCAGAAGTTTGTCAATGGTCTTCTCGCACAGGTCAATGTAGTTCTCCAGTGCGTCCTCATGGCACAACTGTGCCATACGCTCCAATGCATTAGTGCTCACGTTCATGCGTTGCCTCCTTTCTCATAGCGTTCGCTGACATCAAAGAAATCCTTCGCATCCATGTTATATTCCAGAAAACGGGAAATGTCATCGTAATACAGACGTGCTATGTCATCGTCAAGTTTTCCGCTCTGGATGCAAATCTGTCCACCGTTTGCGCTCCTGGAATGAACCAAGCGAGAAGGATGCCCTTCCGGCTTGTTCTCATCAAGAGCCTTCTTAACCTCATTGACGAAGATATCAACCTCGTTCTGACTGGTAAAGGCGCACTTCTTTGCTTTCTCCAGAAGTTCACAAGCCTTGTCGTAGAACTTCGGGTGTTTCGTCTTCTCATAGTGATAATGACAGAATTTCATTTTCATAGCGCACCTCCTCCCAGCCATTCAGCCACTCCACAAGCCACAATGAGCAGCACACAAGCTGCATTGGCTAACAACACTTCCTTGTGGGTGAAATCCTCACCGCACAGGGCAGAAAAGGTCTTAGACTTGGCACCAAGCCACACTTTCGAGTTCTTTACAATGCTTTCAAAAATGGAAAGCACTGAGGGCTGAACCTGCCCGATCTGAATTGTCTGTTGCATATTGCATCATCTTTGAAGCTACCAGCGAACCCCACTGGCGGGGAGACAGAGAAACGGCTGCACTTCCCGTTGCTTCAAAGATGATGGCTCCACCCGAAGGGCAAGTTTAATCTTACGAGAAGGCAGCCGCTATACGGTTGCACTAATGGCATAAAAAATGCCCATGCATTGATGCTGAGCGTCTGACGTGCGCCCTGCCGGATAGATTACTATCATCTTTGAAGCGAGGGCAAAGTTACAAAGAAATCCCTGATTATTCAAATTTTTAAGCAGAAATTTGAATAATCAGCACCATTTTTCTAAAATTCAGCACGAATTTTGAGTAAAAACGGCTACTTACCTCCTCTTATACGGGAAGCATAAGACGTAGAGCAATCCACCGATGGGAGACATCGCCAGTGAAGCCAGTACCACCATCAGCATATCACACTCATGTTCTTTGGCTGCATTTGTTACCAACATAGTGCCAAAGATATACATTACAACGATAAAAGCAATAAATGTTTCCATATCTTCTTTAATTAAATCACAGTTCAATAGGTTTGGCTGTGAATTTAGGTAATATGGGTATTATTACCTCATTTTTACATTCATCACAGATCACCTTACCTTCAAAGATAGTATTTTCCTCCGGTTCAGGGACTTTGACATAAATATCCTTACCACAATATGGACATACTATTTTTTCCATTCTGCACGTTCTTTCCATATTTTTTCTCTTTTCATGCTGCAAAGATACAAAAAAAGTCCCTAACCGAGATGGTCGGGGACTATAATAATTGCGCCCGTAGGCGACGGGCGACTTAGTCTTAATAAGGTCAATGATAACCTCGCCTAAATATTTTCCGCAGCCCTGCGGATGCGATTAGAAAGATCAATGAGGGCACCACGCATCTGTTCTGCCTCTTCAGCATTGAAACCGCCAGAGCCACCATTTCCATCAATACCATCCATTTTATGGTAGAACCAAGAAGAGGACCTCTGAAAATATGTGTTGGCAAAATCTCGCCATGACACACACATCAGAATATCTTTCATCTTTTTTTTCATATCCGTAACAATAACCGGATTTGTCATTACAACTTCCATAGTTTCCATATCATCAATCTTTAATTTTTATAAGTTAAACTTTAATATTCTTACCCTTCCCCCTATTACAGGGGAAGGGATTTCTCTTTAGAGATATGGTTGCCGTAACATGTTGTCAAACAGTTGCTGTGCATACCAGAGCAGTTCAGGGTAGCCGTCAGGAAAGGACTTATTGTAGTTTCTGATAGACTCTATAAGGTCTTTTTCTTCGGGCGTAACTTCCATCAATTCTTTTTCTTGTTTCATATATCATTATTTAATTAAGACTATGCAAATGTACTACAAATTTTCGTACTACCAAAATTTTACTACGTTTTTTTGTAGTAAAAGACCAATTTTTAACATTTCACAGGCATTTGTCAAGAAAATGCCTACCACTTTACCTTTCAAATTACAGAGTCAGAATGAAAATGGAAATTGAAAGGCAATTTGCAAAATTCCGTCGGTTCAGACAGGCAATCGGGCAATTTTCGTAGCCCAAAAGGGTGAATCTGCGAGAATTGCCCACCGCAAAGACGGCATTTTGCACCTATTTTGCACGGCTGCCGTTTCGCAAACCGCTGAAAACCAAAGATTTCGAGGTTTGCGAAACGGCAGCCGTGCGTTTGTCTCACGCGAGACCCCCCACCGCCCTACGCCTGCCTCGGAATTGCCACCCTCGAAGTTAGCGGAATATGTAAAGTGTTTTTACTTTGTCGCATACCCGTGCCCGTCGTTTCGCTGTGTGGAAATTGCCTTACCACTTTGTAGCACTCCATAAATGAAACATCTGCGGTCGAATGGCAACATACAATGGCGTTACCTCTTTCCACTTACCATTCGTTTGCAGTTCAAGGCAAGCACCATTACGGCAATAGCCGTACATACAGGGTTACACTATTCTATCCGCTTCAATAGCCACCCCACGAGTAACGAAGTGGAGACATCAGCAACAGAGTGTGCCTGCATGAGAAGTGGCGGTGGTGCCTGGCACGTTACCAGTGTGTGTATGATGAGTCCCCTCGTCGTACTCTCTCTGGTACGAACCACCACCTCTCAGGCTACAAGGCTCTCTCAGGTGCTAATGTGTAACGTAGTGAAGCGATGGGGTGGCTGCAGGAGTGTGGTGGAATTGTGTATATTCTGTATGCGGAACGCGAATAACTCTGGTGACATAAGCCATCAGTGTTGCATCCGGAGCGTTCAGGTGCGCAGGGGTACGAGGGTGGGCATAGAAAATACATCGCGCTCATCGTGTACTGGGCAAGAGCTTTGCTCCGGCTCAGGGTGGGCAGGACACGATGGGCGCGATACCTATCTATGCTGCCTGGTCTTAGCAAGGAACATTGCCATGACCACGTCAGCACCGGCAGCCTCGATCGCTGCTATGAATGACCGGCTTGACTGTCCGGTAGTATAGATATCATCTATTACAAGAACCTTCTTTCCACGAAAGTAATCAGGATCGATATGTACGTAATGCTTGATATTCGTAGCGAGTTCATAGTCACCAGTGATATGTGCCCGCTTACGGCTACCACTGACATTAACGTAGTCAAAGCCGTTGATGGCACCAGTACGCTTGCACAGTTCCTGAGAAAAGCGTTTCCATCTTCGAACGTGTGCACAGCGGGTACTTGCAGGAATGCATACGACTGTCACGTCGTGAAGGTCTGTCAAAGCCAGAGACTGGGCGAAGAGCCTTGCAGCCCAACGGCTATAGACGTTTCTTCCGTCTTTGAATCCCAGGATCATTCTGTTGGTGTCCTTCTGCTCGAAGGTTGCACGTCTAAGATACCTCTTAGGAATATACTCGAAGATAGCTGCTTTCATCATTGCACAACGATACTTTAGAAGTTAAACAAAAGGAGACCGCACTATGCAGCCTCCTGATCAGAATCACAAATGGCGATGCGCTTGCCGGCTTTAACCAGTTTGGGCAGATAGGTATCGAGAGCACTCTTAGGAAATGAAGCCGTGTTGCGACGCCCTTTCTTGGTGATGACAATTCCAAGGATTTCGCTGACCTCCTCAGCATCCTGAGAGTAGGCAGTGTAGAAGTCATCCTCGCGGAAGAGGAACAGAGCATCAGGATGTTTTTCCTTCAACTTGTTAAACTGCTTGACAGATGCCGGTATCTCTTCGAGTTCGACCTGCTCAGTCTCGGTGTTGTTCTCTTGAAGTTCCTTCAGTCGGCTGATCTCCGATTTAAGGCATTCGATGGTCTCATTGGCGATTTGGACTCCTGTTTGTTTTTTGAGGATGAAAGCATACCGGAGTGCTTTCAAAGGTGATTTGCAGTGCTGCATTCCCTGCTGCTCATTGTTGATTGACACCTGCCAAACCATTGATTCAGAGCGGTTCGACTTTACCTGACTGACGATAATCATTCTTGCTTCCATGACGTGTAACTGTTTAAAAGGTGAAACTTATTTTTGATTAAACCATGTGATAAACCTCGATGTAAGTGATGTCAACTCCAAGGCTGAAAGCATATTCCTCTGCCTTCTCTGTGGCATCATGGAACGTATCTGCTTCAATCTCATATTCGTAAACCTCTCCGTCCTCGGTATTGATGAAAGCCTGGTAGAGATTCAGATAATAGTGGTTGGCATACAGGCGAGAGTGGTTGATGATGGATGTTTGAACTGGATGTGTCATAATTGTTTGTTGTTTAAAAGGTTTAACTTGTGCCCCTTGGGGCTTTTCGATTTTTACGTGCATAAGAGAGCAGCAGGGAGAAGGCATGGAAATGCAAGGAATTACAAGGAAAATTATGAAAAACCTTATTTGTGCAGCAAATCAGGAAAGCGTGTCGGAATTTTCTGCAGGAATAGTGCAATGGTACTTGCAGTATGCCGCCTGCGCTAAATTTGCAAAGTAAAAATGATGAAGCCCGGCAAGGGGAGCACAAGAACCATTAAACAACACATGACACTTGTCAGACATCCTGAACCATTCTGCCATGGCAATAACAAAAAAGTGAATCGTTCAGGCTTTCGGTACCAGAGGCGATGAGAGTAATCAGCGGTCGAAAGCAGACACTATGATGCCACCGGGCAGGCAGAGACACATCATCTTTGTGTTGACAAGCCACATCAATGTTGCATGGTGATGTCAAAGAGGAAAGCACCCGACAGGCACACTACATGGACTATAGGCAAGAATAAAAGTCGGCCAGGTAATGAAGGGCAGCGGTAAATAATGCAGGTGCCACCTAATGAAAAGCAGCCGGGAGCATCACTGCCACCGACTGCACATCGTATGAAAAAACAAAAAAAGGAGTAGCCTAATGACCACCGAATGAAGAGACGACAGCCCCACCCATGCGTAACTGCAACTTGGGGAACTTCTCAACTCCGATACAGAGCGTGTCGAAGGCATCAGAACCGTCAGTGCGGTTTTCAAGTTTGTCTTCCTCTGTCTCTGCCAGTTTCTCACCGCGTTTATCCTTTTTACCCATATATACGCCTGCTGTCTGGATGCTTAGAAGAAGGTCGCGGTTATTATCCTTATTGATCAGAACCTGGTGTGCGGCACGTCCCATGAACATACGGTTGATAAGTGCTTGTTTCTCTATATGCCCCATCTGCTTGCCGATGCACACGTCATTGACATACCACCCTTCCCTTCTGAGTCCGGAAACAATTGTAGCGTGGAAGTCGTCATTGTGAAGAGCATAGTTGTTGCTGATGAAAGTAGTATCATAGTAGAATATGACCTGTTTGAAGGTGTAATACATATAGTACCGGCAGAAGTCATCGACAAGTTCTGGGATTTTCCTCTCATACTTGACGTAGAAACTTTTGATTACCCGTAGTTTGCCGTCATCACCGACCTGCCCTACAACACACCAGTTGATATTGGCGTTAGCGTCAAAGGCAATAATCAGCGGAAGTCCAGGATCCACGTCATTGTCCATCCTGCAATCCTCCTGCTGTAGTTTTGTGAAATCATAATGAAGGTTATCAAGATGCGAGATATTCGGTGCCGTATATAGGTTGACGGGGCGCAGTCCGCTGTAGAAGCCATCCATCGATATTCCCAGACGCAAGCCAAGAATAGAAGTGGCGAAGGTAAGCACCGGCAGGTTGCGCTTCATGTCATAGAAGAACTGCTTTCCGAGTATCGCAAGGTTTTCGATGCTCGAATACTCCTTATAGAGCGTCAGGTGTGCACGGAACTCGTTGGCTGTTGCCCGCAACTGTCCAAGTTTCCTGTTATAGTACTCCTTGCGCTCCGGATGAGCGGCAGCCTGTCTCTTCGTCTTCCATATCTGATATACCAGTCCCTCCACGAGTTTCACAAGGTCCTTATCCATCTGTTGCTCATAGTTCAAGAACCAAGAGCCTGCTTTGGTTACAGGCATATCGCTGGTAACTGTCATTCCATGATGAAGATAGCACTTGGAGAAATACATCTCATTACCACGGTTAGCCTGAAAGGTCTCGTTTTTCAGTTGCTCGTAGTCAATGAACTTCGCTTCATCGATGATGATACCGTCGAGAGACATTGAGTTTGAAGTGCCAACCCGGTCCTGGGAAATCAATGTGACATAGGAGCCGTTATAGAACTGGATGACATTCTCATAGTTCTCCGGCTCCCATATCGGAGGTGTCCAGTGCCAGGCTTTTGCAGGACGATGCCCTATACAATAATGGATATCCTTTTTATATCCCCAGTTATTGAGGTGCATCAGTATGGAAGGCAGGATATTTGTGAGTCCTCTCTTAACAGAGGGAACGACAAAACCGAGTGAGCATCTTGGCATCGCCTGTGCGAACTCCAGCAGACGGCTTGCCTGAATTACGCCCTTGCCTATACCACGACCACATACGGCAATGAGGTTACGAGGTGCCATGGACAAGAGGTAATATTGAGCGTCATTCAGATATATCCTTTTCTTTTCCATCATCATCAAGTTCTACAAAATCAGCATCCTGGATATCCGCACCCAGTTTGCGCTTCATCTTTCTGATCTCGCCTCTGAGGTCCTTAATCGGGTCGATGCCGATTACGGTAGGATCATCGGTAGGCTCAATAGTATGAGGTATTATCTCTTCGTAGTTGACAGGCTGCTGGTCAATCTCACCTACACGGTTATATTTTGCGTAGTCCGCATTGGCTTTCTCTGCAGCCCTGTTGTCATGATCGCGCATAGCCTGCCGGTATATCTCATCGGTTCGACGGTTGAAAACGTGCCGATGCCACTCTTTGGACTCCGCTTCGAGGTTTCCAATGAGTATCTTCACGAGTTTGATGTCATCGTAAGCCTCACGCTGCTTGATGTCTGGGTGCATCAATTGGTCCTGCTGAACCATCTCGCGTGTGGTCTTACTGGGGAAGTTCAGCCAGAATGTATAAAGTGCACGAAGTCTGAGCAGCCGTATGATGACATGCTCGGGCACGTTGTTCTCCTTCATCTTATCGACTGGAGAGAAGAGGTTCAGTTGGTATTCGTCTATGTTTGCAGGCAGGCTCATACTCTTTCAAGGTCGTTCATCATATGTTTCAGGTCATGGAAGCATTGCTCAATGGCTGACGGAGCACAGGCGTTAGCCAGTTCCAGGTTCTTGGAGCGTAGGTCATTGGCGGTCTGTGCCATGCCTCGCATAAAGGCTATTCTTGCAGGATTGCCTTTCGTGGCGATGTCAAGCAGGAATTCATCCTCACTCTTCAATCCCAAAAGGGCGGAAATCTCCGAGGCAGGAGTGAGAATGTGAGCCAGTTCCTCGATCCGCTGCAGTTGTTCTGCTGTATAGTCCATCAATTGAAACACTTTGTTTTACAATATCTTTGAAACCACAGAAGAGATCATAGAAAACCTCTTGTGATGTAGAAATCATCGTGCATTCAGCACGACCGCCATAGGTCTGATTCTGTGAGGATATCACAGAGACGCACTTTCCGCTTTCTGTCTGTACCAGTACGACTTTTGAGTGGTTCTGCCCCAGATGTACCTCGTCAAAGCACTGGCTCATCAGTTCGCTCAGTTTGACGGTCTTCCGGCTGGCTTTCAGGTCTGCCAGAAGTACGGCATGGGTTATGAGGTCTTTCTTTCTGAGGTTATAGAATCCGGAAAGGAACTCCTCACTTGTCGAGTAGGTCGAGACGTACACATCGGCACGCCCGACCTGCTGGAGTATCCATCCCAACAAGCCGAGCGTGTGGATACCTGTGCCGAGGAACGACTGCAGGGGGCAATCACTCAGCGGACGCAGATTCTTCTGTATCGTGTCCGTTCTCATCAGCAGTAAAATTCAGACCTATGGACTCCAGCGACTGACGCATATCGTCAGTAATGGCAGCGTTGGCCGCCACCAGCACGTCAACGCGCTGCTGCATCTTGGCAAGAAGGTTCTTGAAAGCAGACCTGTCTTTGTCTGTGGCACCTTCGGCAAGCGAAGCCTGCTGTAGCGAAGCCAGTTTATCTTTATTCTTGCTTATGTAGGAACGAGCAGTGGTAACGTTTGCTTCAACTGCTGTCGCATCAGTGGAGTTGTCTTTCTTGTCATCGACGGGCTTGGGCTCTTGACCTCCATTGTCATACTCATCATACTGCTGCATCTGCGCCATGTACTTTTTGTCCATGGCATCAAGGATCTGCAATTTGTCATAACGCTGGCACGAAGGCAGGTTCTCCATAGACTTCAACTCTTCAAAGACAGCCTTAATGTCTTTGTAGAGCGTACCGTTGTTATCCCACAGTGCTTTAATGTCATCAGGAAGCTGATCATGGTCGGCACGGCGACCGAGTTGCTTCACGATAACCTGCGCGTCTGTCTCATCCTCAGGGTTGAGAATAACGGAAGCAGGGACAACGGGTGTACCATTCTCATCTGAGACAAGCACATCGGTAGGCTGGGCAGGAATTCCTTCTGCCAGGACCTTCTCTACCTGAGGGATGATATCCCTGTCCAAACGGTTAACTTCCTGTAAGGTGAGTCCGTCAAGCCTGTACTTCAGATGGATCTTCAGTTCACGCTCAATCTTCGGTAGAATGTTTTTCGGGCGCATGATAGCCAATGAGTGCCATCTGCGGTAACTGACATTACGTGGATTCACACGGATGAGCAGGTCTGCACCTGTTACAGCATCATGCTTCTCATCGTTCAGCCAGTCCTGAATTTCCTTAGTAAATTTTGGATCTATTTTCATAATTGTCTTTGAATTTAAAAAAGGGGGCAAGGCAACGTCAGTCCGTTGTCCGCCCCCTCCGTTCATATACTCGTCATTTGGCCATTCTTAAGGCTTAGGTTCAGCCGTAACCTCCTCGTCGGTCTCTCCGCTGATGGTCGCGCCATCAGTCTCGATAGTACCAGGATAGAAAGGAGTGGCTGCACGATCCTCACAAGACACCTCGATGGTGGTCGTATTGGCATCGTTACTGCCCTTACCCCATTCCTGCGACGGCTTGATAGTAACGTCAAAGCCGGCAGAACCGAATACACGACACTTTCCATCACGCTGGGGCACGAGAATAACAACGTTGTCATTGTTAAGCTCGGTGATGAGTCCAGTCACCTTCTCTGCGGTACCAGGCAGAACGAGCGTGATACTATTGGTGAAGTGGAAAGAGCCATAGCTGCCTGCCTGCTCGCTCTTAGGCTCGCTCTCAGATGGAACGAGGTCAACACGATGGAACTTGGCATCAGCAGCCAGGGTGAAGTTGCCGTCATAGACAGCCACCTTGTCAAGCGACTCAGCACTGTTCAGAGGCAGTGTCGGCCACTTGGTGATATCCTTCTTACGGATGAAATAGAAATGGTCACGAACACCTGGAAGGCTGACCTGTCCAGGACAGAAATCCACGTTCTCGTAGAGATTGTTCGTGCCAGTACATGCGGTTTTATTTCCCATTGTCTTTAAACTTTTTATTGATTAACAACTGTCATTATGCACCAGTCTTAAGCTTTGCAACAAGCAGACGCTCCTTACTGATTGTCTCGAACTGGCAACCGAAGAACGCGGTCATAATGAACTGGAGAACGAATGCCTCATGCTTCTCGACAGCCACAGTCTCTTCCTCGCCCTTTTGGTTGACACCTACAAGCATATTCTGCTTGGTGGTCAAGTGGATATAAGGAGAGTCTGCCTTATTA